GTGAAGATCGTTTCGTTCAGTATTGCAATAGTCGTGGCTATCTTTATAGGAAGCTTGGTCTTAATGCTGTTAGCGATTCTCAATCTTTCGCTGAAAGTGTTATACCTTTGTTTGCCAAACTCCCAACCCTTATCAAAGCTTTCCCAGACTACTTCGTTTACGCACCTAAAGAAGCACATAAGCAAGAGCAGTTCTTTGTTGAATTAAAAAATGCAACTTGGGAACATGGTAAGACTTTAACTAAGATCAAAGTTAGAGATGTTAAAAGATATATTTATTTTGAACAAGCTTTTACAAACTATCATACTAAGTTTACTATTTGCTTTCCTTTAGCTGATAAAATTATTTTTAAAAGTGTAGACCAAATATTAAAGCTATTGCCAAAATCGCAATTAAAAAGCTTTCCCAATGATGGTATAGAATACTTTGAAGTACAGTTAAGTTAGTGAATAGTATTTGAAATATCTTCATAATAATCGTGCCAACCACATTCCTCTACTTCAAATTCAACTCCTGTGATTCTAAGTTTCTTAACTTGTTTTAATGAAGCTAAAAATGAACTAGCATTTACAAAACAATCTGTGTCAAAGAATCTGCAATAAGCTATATCTTCTTTTATACTCTCATCATTTACTTTCACAAAGCTTACAGCATAAGTGATTAAGTAAAAGTTCATTTCAACTACTTTTTGAATATATCAAGAGTGGGTTTTAATCCGTAAATTGCAGAAAATATACCTACTATTAACCATTGATACCAAGAAGGAAACTTACCAAAGTAATCAAAAAATAAATCTAGTTTAGATTTGATATTAGCATCATCACTAATGATAGCATAAGACAATACGACAATGGGTATGCAAACAACAAATAATACTATTTCGTCTTTAATTGATTTATCTTGTTGATCGTAAACATCTCTAGTGTACTCTATCTCACCTTTTGCCATACGTTCATAGTATCTACGTTCAGCTTCAGATTCTAATAGTTCTGATTGCTTATGATTCTTATAAATCTCAGCACCAGTTTTTACTACTGTAGGTATGATGTTCCACCACATTAATGATATTCCTCAACGTATAAAGAAAATGTAGCTGATACAGCAGTAGTAGCATCTGCTTTTGCTCTAATTTCTATGTCTGTTTTTTGATCTACTAAAAATGGTACAGTAAATTCTTGATAAGCATTTCCACCAAATAAAGTTTGATAACCAATAGTATTAAAAGCATTTCCATCAGTTAATTTTCTAATCATTAATTTAGCTTCTATTTCTTTTTGCTTGGAAACACCGATACCAGAAGTCATAATAAATGCTCTGCAGTTTGCAGGCACAGTATAAATACAAGCTAAAGATTTTCCATAAGTCGCAGGAATGACAGCAACAGATTTAGAATCAACAGTAACTGTAATTGTGCCAACATTGGCATTTCCAGTTGTTGCATTTACTAAAGTTGCAGAAAAAACTCTAATCCAAGTATTTGTAGATGTTTGTCCAATAGCAACTCTTTCAGTTTGTAATTGGTAACTTGCGTTTAATCCGTAAAGATCAACTGTTCCACCATTGTCAGAAACTGTGTCTGAACTTGTTACTGAAGCTGTACTTGCAGTAGTTGGATATGAATACAATCCACCACCAGTCCATATTGTTTCAAATGATGTGCTTACATCTGCATTATAGCCATAAGTGCCATAAGCTGAAAAATCTTCTACTAATCCTTTTTGTACTAATAAACCAAATGGTGCGTTCTGGTTTTCTTCCTTATTTTGTATATTAAATGCCATTGTAACTTTAAACTCCTTAAATTTGCCTATTTAAACCGACAAATTACCCTTTTTTTTTGATATTATAGGTTCGGTTGTCGTTTTCTTGTATTTAAAGCCACGTGCGTTAAAACAAGCTATAAATCGTTTTAAATGATATTATCTACTTTTAGTTGAATCTATTAGCAGTTCTATGTAGTGTTTTGCCTTTTCTAAGTCTTGAACACCACCCTTCTCTTTAAATCGCAATACGTACTTTATTATGTTTCCTTCTACAAATCCAATATTATTTTTAACTATAAACTCAACTGGTTGAATCTTGTATTTTTTATAGTGGCTTCCACCAACTTGTTTTTTATAAGACTTCATATACTGTTCTTCCATTAGCTTTGTATGCTCTTAAATACATTTTACGATTATTACCTTTGTTGTAAGAGATATGAACCCAACCTGAATTAGTTTCTTCTGGTTTCCAAAATTCTAAAATACATTGGTCAAATTCTAAATGATTAACTACCCAGTCAGCAAGTTGTTTATTAGGCACTCCTAGAACTTCGCAATCAACAGCTTGACCAAGAGTATGTTGTGATGTTGTAGAACTTCCTATTGCTTTGCATAATTCAGGAGAACGATAACCAGAAGTTATTTTAATGTCTCCAAATTGATTTATGATTGGATTGATAACTTCGTAGATTAATATTTGTAGATTGATTAAGATTGAATCGGTAGCTTCGTTTGGAATGTTTAGTCTTGTAGCAGTCTCACTAAAAAGCAGTTCCTTCAAACTTACTTCTTTCATATATAGATATTGTTATCCCAATCTCCGTTACGTTTCAAATACATTGGTGTTAAATGTGGCATACCATTTGTAATTAGTCCACAAGATAAAATAGGTTTCTTTAAGTTAAGTCTCATGTAATTCATAGCAAGTGCATCTTTATTAATTAAGCAACCAACAGTCATTCCAAAGTTTAAATGAAAATCGTTTCCATGAAATCTTACTTCGCTAATTGTATGATAATGACCCTGAACAACTGATAGAGCATACTGAGCAACAGCTTTAGAAACATCAGGTGAGAATTGATGTGCAAAAAGTATTCTACCTTTATCTGTGTCTATAAAATGTTTTTCTTTCCATTCCCAACCTTTACCAACTTCTAATATTTGATTGTAAGACTTAATAAAAGATTTGGTCATTCCTTTTGCCATAGCACGTCTTAAAACCATAGAACCATGATTTGATTCTAATAAAGTCATTTGTGGGAATAGTTTATGAAGTCTGTGTATTTCTTTTTTACCAAGTTCTAATTCATCTTTAGGAGATGGAAGATCAGGGTCTATTGTGTGAGATACATTGATAGAATGAAAATCCATTTCATCACCAATATTTACAATAGTATCAGGTTTGTATTTAGCTTTTAACTTTGTAAGAAATCCATGCCAGTCTTTATGAGCAAATGGAAAGTGTAAATCAGATATGACTAATATTCTTTTATTTTTCATATACCTATTCTGTTAGTTGTATTTGCCGTTTTAAGCAATACTTACTTAGCAAGAAATATTGTAATCAAAGCCAATGATAAAGCACCAAGTCCACATAATATAGACCAGAATAGAGTTTCTAGTTTCTTTTCCAGCTTATATACTGAGCAACCAAGTAATTTAACTTCTCTCTTAATTCCTGTGATATGTCCCTTTAGAGATATTAGTTCTTCGTTCTGTGTTCTTGCCATTGTCTTTTAAGCATTTGCAAGACTTTAGCAAGACACACCCACCAATCCAAAGTTTGTAAATGCACATTAAATTTTTGTGCAGTAATATCAAACTATTGTGTTTTAATAAAGTTATTTGTTAAAAGTCTTTTGTATATCCGAATACCAGTCTTTATAAAACTTCTGAACATCTTTTAAGTATGTTTCGTAGTTTTGTTTTAGTTCTTCGTAAGTCGGTAGTTTAAATGTAAACATTTTATTCTCCTATTTAGTTTTAGGATATATATGTTGCGTTGCAACAAATTTCAAGATAGTTTATTGCTTTTAGCTAAATTTTCTTTAGCTGGAAGATATTGTAAGTTCCACTCTACGTGCAAACCACAAACTACCTTACTGTTAATTGGTATAATATGATCTACGTGGTATCCATCTGGGCATTTGGCATATATTTCTTTAATCTTTTTAAGATTAGCCCATTTAGGTATTGCATTTTTTTGCATTAATTTTCTTTTGGCTTTATATGAGTTTGTTATCTTCTTGTTAGTTTTTCTCCAATTTCTTACATAAAGTTTTATATGCTCTGAATTTTTTTGGTAATATCCTTTTCTATATTTTAATATTTTTTCTCTATTTATTTTGTAATTTTCTTTTACTTTTTTTAATCTTTGTTTTCTAAACTTTTTATAAGACGACTTTAATCTTAACTTTATTAAATCTTTATTATTGTCATAAAAGTGTTTTTTATTACATTTGTTTGAGCAAAAATTTTGATCTGATCTTTTTTTAAAATATTGTTTATTGCAAAGAGTATTTAGGCAAATAGATGACAAGACTACTTAATATTTAAATGTTCTTTAATTGATTCTATAATATGATTAGCATTTTGGTATCGCCACTCAAACCAGATGCCTATAATTATTCCTAAGATAAACCAAATCATCTTGCAGTCGTAGGTAAACCTTTAGAACTTACAAAAGGATTTTCTGCAAATGCCATGTAGATATATGTTCCACCAGAAGCATTCATATTTGCGGCAGTATGTCTTATTTTAAAACCATTAGATAAATAATCAACTTTACCATTTCCATTACTTAATTCAGCACTACTATCACTTGGAAATAATCTTGCATCTATTACATTGTATGTACTTCTTTTATTATCTTCTATTATCCAATCATCAATCGCATCTGTTCTTTTAAACAGAACAAACGCAGGTTTAAAACCTGTATATACGAATGTTCCATCAGTTGAACCATTACCTGTGTAAGAACCAAATTTAGAATATCCTTTTACTTCAGCAAAGCAGTAGGCGATGTAAGTATCACCATTACCATTGTAATCAGTATATGTGTACATACCAACTGTTGATGAATTAATATTCCAAGTTGTTTGTCCACCTGTTGCTTGTGCGTTTGTTGAGTTTAAATATATATAATATTGATTATTTGTTAACCCAACATGATAAGTAAACCAACCAGTTCCTGATGTTGATCTTCTTTTTACAATTACCATTTTAGGTGTAACTCCTAATCCATGACCAAAAGTAGCACCATTTGTTCCATTACCAGTATAACTTACAATACTAAATCCGCTTGTTGTATTAGCTGATACTGTGCTTGATATTGTTCCTGATGTGTTTGATACACCAGTTCCACCAGCTAACCAGTTCCAAGAAGTATATAAACTACCATTAGTATTAACATTACCAGAATTTGTTGTTCCACTTACTATTGTAAAACCATCTGTTGTTGGAGTTCCTATTCCACCATTTCCATAAGTTGTTGGATTTGCTTCTGCGTCTGTTGCATTTGTTGCTAAATTTTTATTTGAACCCCTTACTGTATCTGATAAAAAATGCCAATTAGCATTACTTCTATCTTTAACCCAAACTAAATCAGGATTAAAACCTACTCCAGTTATTGTTCTTGGTGCTGTTATATTACCAGTATAAAGAACTGTATTAAAATATTTACTAGGTTTGTCTATGCTAGAAAAACTCATTATGCTACCTTAGTTAGTTGTTGTTCTTTTTTATTCTTCCAATACAATTTACGCATATATGATATTTTTTCTCTCACTTCTTTTGTAACATGAGATTCATCTCTACCAACTGTATATCCTAAGTTTTGGTATTCGTTAAGTTGTTCTTTTTTTATTAATTTATTCTTACCATCTTTAGTAATGAAGATTCTGCCTTTAACATGATATTTACCTTTTGCTTTGTCTGACTGTAATTTTCTATACGCATCTGTTATATAACTTCTTTCCATTCCTAATTTATAACCTTTGTCTAAATATTCTTGTACTAATTCTTTTTTAATAAAATAACCTTTTCCATCTTTGTTCATGTGTTTTAATCCAAGACTATATTTAGTTCCTTTATTCATTCTGCTTATTCTTTCGCCAAATTCTTTAGGGTGTTTAAAGCCAAGAGAGTTTCTTAATCCCATGTGTGCTAAACTCATATTTCTTCTTCCTTCAGCACTTACTATTTTACCTTTGTTACCTAATCCTATTTTTTTTCTAACTTCAGGGTCAAATACTGGATTGTTTTTTTGAAATTCTATTCTTAGATTTGCAACAATTCTTGATGAGGTTTTATAACCTCTGCGTTTTGTGGTAAAGAACATCATAGCATGTAAAGCATTAAGCATTTTAATTCTTGATTTACCTATTGTAAATTTGCAAAGAAGAATATGTATAATGAAATGTTCTTTAGGAGTTAAAGCAACAAGATTATCTTTTGAATTGCTACCACCTAATGATTTAGGAATGATATGGTGTTTTTCTTGATAACCAGTTAAAACTCTATTCTTACCTCTAGCAATTATATTGTCATGCCAAACTTTGTATTTATTGTTTATTGTTTCCATTTTATTAACCATACAAACTCAAATTTGCTGTGCAGAGTGCAAAATAACCACTGGGAACAGCATACGAAAAATTTCCTCTCCCAGCACCATCAGTATATGAATTAGCTGAGTATGGTGGTGAACCAAAATTACAATCCCAAGTTACAGTTTGTCCATTTGATGCATCATCAACTGCAAATAAATAAGGTAATCCACTTGTTATAGAAACTGCACCAGTTCCTGTCGCACCTGAAGTTGGAACTCCTGAATTTTGCCAAGTTCCATTTTTACCAAAATATAATTTTGCATTATCACAATCTAAAGCAACAGATATTATATCTCCAGCAGTATAAGAACTTCCAGTATAAGAAGTTGTATCGTTATTAACAAAATTACCAGTTCCTTGATATTGCCAACCACCAGAATAATAAGAAGCATAAACACCTTGTCCACTATTGTACATTTCTGCTTGATATGAATCTGCATTTTGAATTCCTATAAATCCAACATTTGAACTTGATTCTGAAACTAATTTAGCTTCAAAATACCATTTACCTGTTGTCATTGTAATTGTACTTCTTCCATCATAATAACCACCACCTGTATTAGATGCTACTGTTAAATTACCATTTGTAAATGTAGCTGGATTTCCAGTTGGAACTCTTAACGGATTCATTGTAGCAAAATTATTAGTTGGTGTGTCTGTGCTTTGATCTACTGAAGTTAAATTATTTACTGTAAAGTTATTTCCATTTCCTGAAGAATCTGTACCAAGAGATGATGAGTTTTTAAATTGCAGGTAGAAACCATTAGTTCCATAAGTACCTGTATATGCTTTTGGTTTCCATATTCCTGTATCTTCATCTGTTTCACCGAATGATGATGGTGTTAATTGTTGTCCATCAATGAAAAATACGTCTGATAAATATGTACTCCAATAATAGCCAGATGGTGAAGGATTATATCTTCCAATATAATATGCAGTTGAAGCTGTATTCCAAGATGAACTTGAATTTTGTGAAGGATAAGTACTTGTACTAAATGATGTTACTTCTGTACCATTAATATATATTTTATCTCTATTTGTAGATGTTGCTTGTGTTGTATCAACTGCTAATATTATATGATACCAAGCTGAAACATCTCTAAATACTTGTGAAGTAACTAACTGAGCAGAACCAGTATCTCCAAAAGACAATACATCTCCAGAACTAAAATAAAATTGTTGTCCACCACCATTTAAAATATGTTGTTCTCTACCTAATTCTGTTCTTTTAACCCAAAAAGACAAAGTCCAAATTTTGTTATTAGTTGGTGTTCCATAAGTTCTTGATAAGTAATCTGAACTACCAGAATTAAATCTTAATGAGTTAGTTATCTCATAGCCACCAGAAGCACTATTTGTTGGTAATATAACAAATGGCATTTAAGCTACCTTTGGAAATTCTGCTAACTGTCTAGTGTAGATTGGAGATTTTTCTGTGCCTGTATTTACATACTCATACAATGCCTTCAATTCTTCCACAGTAGTACAAGCATTTATTTGTGTTTCTTGTTGATTACTAACTTCTCTTACTTCATTTCTAAAATCTTGTATTGCTTGTGGTATAGCAGTTCCAGTATCAGCTTTTCTAGTTACATACCAATCAGTTGATTGTAATAGTCCAGCAGTTTGTTGCTTTACGATTTGTATTTTTTGAGATTTTAAACCTTTAATAACTACTTGCTTACCATCTTGAATCACTGGTTCACCATCTTCATCAGTAGCATTAACATCTTCTAATTGTTTAGGAGTTGCAGTTCCCCATTTTCTAATTGCTTTACCTTTTTTAAATTCAAATATCTCATTAGTATTATTGTAATAAGATTCATCTTTTAAATTAGTAGAATCTGTTTCAACTTCATAAATACCTATTGCTTGTTTTTCTTCTTTAGACCAAGCGGTAAAGATTTGAGATGAGTATTGATTATCATTTAAAGTAAAACCTTCTGGGTTTGCAAATACTTTTACTATTTCGTTATTAATTACTAGTGCGTACATATTAAGATAAAGTTAATTTAAGGTTTCTACCAACTTCTAACCATTTAGTTCCATTGTATCTAAATGTAAATAAGTCTCCAAGATTAGCAGTAGTTGTAAGTGTAGGCGCTGTGTCTGAAGCAAATTCATAAGCTGAGTTCCAAGTTAATGTTCTTGAACCTGTACCATCTTGAATAACAAGTAATGATACAAATTGTCCAGTAGCACCATTAGTAGGTGCAGATAAAGTTCTGTTATCTCCAAGAGTTACTTTAGCAACTGGATATAAAGATACGTCCCAAGAAATAGTAGCACCATCAGTAAGTGTAGCTTCTGGGTAATATCCACCAGATGTAAGTTTAATTAATCCTGTTCCTTTAGCAGTTAAAGTAAGTCCAATGTTTGTATCAGAACCAGTTGCAGATACTATTGGATTGTTTCCAGTAGCAGAATTTGTAACTGATATTTCATTTACTGCTGAAGATGTTTTTGCAAACTTGATATATTCATTTCCTGAATCATCTGAAATTGCTGTTGCATTTGGTAATCTAATTGAAACTGTTGAATTAAGATAAGTGTCAGTAAGTGTTAAAACTGTTCCTGTTGCAGAAGTAGATAGTCCAGTAATTGATACTGTTGAATCTAACCAGTTTACTGTGTTTGCGACATGGTCAATAGTTGCTAGTGATATGTCATCAGCACCATCATAATATTTTAAAGTAGGTGCAGTAGAAGTTGTTGTATCTAACCAAAGAGAATTTGCTACAGCAGAAGATGGTCTAGATGTTCCTGAGTTTAATGTATTGATTGCTGATAGTACGTTGTTTAAATCTGTTCTAAATGCAGGGAAACCCTGATTTGCTATGTTATAATCACTATGTTGTGCCATCTAATATCCTTTGCTTAAATAATCAAAAACTTTTGATACTCCACTATTGCTACTATTTTTAAAAGCAACATCAAAACCATTAACAGTTTTATTTGAAATTGTAAAGTAATCTCCTGTGTTCATACCTTGTGCTGTTATTCCTACTGCATAAGAATTTGAATAAAAAGGCAAAGTAAATGTAACAGTATAAGTTCCTGTTCCTGAAGTTATATCATTTCCACTAAATATTCTATCTGGCATATCTATACTTACTGATAAAGCACTAATAACTGGAGTAGAAGATAAATCAAAAGACCTCAATGTTACTCTAAATTTATAATATCTAGCTGTGTAATCGCCAACAACAAAGTTTCTAAATGTAGTATAAGTTATATTGTCATTTGATAAAGCAATCTCAATATGAGCATTACAATTAGCTGGAGTATCGCCATCAAAGTTAGATTGTGCGTCATCAAAATCTCCAGTTCTTGAATCAAATAAATCATCTAAGTTATCTGATGTTTGTGTAATAGAAGCAGTTACTCTTGAAGTATAAACTCCACCTATATCTATTGGTGCTGAGAATAAATAAGTTCCTTCAGAATATAAGTCATAAGCAGTTACACCAGAATCAAAGAATGAAGTAGCATCATCAAAGTTTCCTATTGCAGAATCAAATAATTCTGATGAGTCTAATCTTAATGTTCCATCAGAAACTATTACATTAGTTTTTACTCCTGAGAATGTAGGAGATTCTGTTTGACTTGCAACAGCATTGTAATTTCCTATTGCTAATACATTTGTTTCAATGATTGTTTCATTAGAAGAATAGTTACCATTTTTATCTACTGCTTTTATAAGATATGAACCTACTCTTGCTGGAACTGTTACTGAAGTAGCTGGTCTTGCAACCTTTTCAACTAAAGAAACTGAGTTACCCCAAGAAGCACCTGTTGTTAATGTAGAATATCTGATTTGATAATGTGCTAAATCTAGGTCTGCTATTTGTTGCCAAGATAAATGTGCATCTCCACCAATAATATTACAAGAGAAATCTGTTACATCAGAAGGTGGTGCAATTCCACCAACAATAGTTCTTGTTGCAGATGTGTATGTAGAAGATACTCCTAATGTATTAAATGCTTTAACTCTTACGTTGTAAGTAAATCCATCTTTTACGTTTAGTATTCTATGAAATAATCCTGTAACCTGACCAGATATAAGATAATCAGTATCTGTGCTTAGTTTATATTCTACTTGGTAGTAATCTACAAAGTTATCTGGTGATGCACCGATTGTTATATCTAAAGCTGTAATAACAACTCCGTCTGAGTATTCAATTAATTGGTCATCTAAAGTAATAGAAGCTGGTGGAGATACAGAAAAAGGATTTGGTAATACAGTATCAGCTATTGTAGGTGCTTCGCCTTTTTCTTCCCAAGTATAGAAGTTATCTTGATGTGATTCTAATCCTAAAGTTACTGTTGAGTCTGAATTAATAGCAAGAGACATTACACGAAATGGTTTGTTTACAAATCCAGCAGTCTCATACGTTGCTGTTACTATATCTCCAATAGATAAATTAAGTGCTTCTGATGTAACTGTAACTTCTGCTTTTAAATTGTTTCTTGATCTTTTTAATATGTTCTCGCAAATTTCTTCAGCTTGATAAGGTGATGTAACGTGAATCATATCAAAGCTTCTCTCTAATAAGGTTTCATTATCTTCAGTTAGCATTGTAGCAAATTGATCTGCTGGGTCTAATACAGAATCATCATAAGGTGGGTATGAAACTGTGTCTGATTGATAATCTTTTTCAGGGTTTGTAAATGTTCCTACAACTCTATTATATTTCTCAGATTTGTTTTCTCCTTGTAATTTAACTTCACTTACAACATTATCTTTAGTTAATAATAATTGTGAACTTCCTGTTCCTTCAATAATAACTTTGTATTTACCTTGTGTGTAATTAAAGATTGCTCTCATTGGCACAAGCAATTCTCTTACATTCTCTAATACCTTTTTTTCACTATCTATAACTGCGTTTGTTTCAAATAAATTTATATCGCTTACTGCACCTGAATAAGGTGTAACTTGTGTGTCGCAGGTATTTGCTGAAGTCTTAAATGAATCATAATTAGTTTCAAAAGCATCATTAGGTAATCCTTTTCCATATCTGCTATTTCTTAAATAATCTAAAAGAACTAATGATGAATTATTAGAATAAGCCCAAGTAGTTGGGTCATCTTGTCTGTGAGAACCAGAACCACCTTTAGTAGAATCTAATCTTGGGTCATAAACTTTTTTACCTCTAACAGTTACTCTAACTTCTGGTAATCCATTAAAAGCATCTTGATTCCACTTAAATCTTAAAGCAACATAAGCAAGACCAGATAGTTTATGGTCTGTTGTCCAGTTAGTTGTTTCGTCAAGCAAAGAAGAAGCTGATTGATTATCTAATCCAAAAAATGATTGAATAGATATTAAACTTTCACCACCTTTATAAAAGTTAGTATCTGAACTACTTACTTGTCTTAAAGTTCCATCAGTTAATGCACCATCAAATGTTACTAATTTATCATCTACATAAACTTCATCTATTGCAGTGATTCCTGCACCACCACCTTCACATAATACTCCTGCAACATAAAGATATTGATTATCAGAACCAGAACTTTCAACAAACACTCTAGTTAATCCTACTTGTCTTTTACCATAAATAACAGGAATAGGATTGTTGTTAGAATCTTTATTTACTAAAGTTCCTTTAGCTTCATCAGTTGAATTAAATCTAGGTGCTTTTGGTTTTGGTGCAATTAAATAACTTATTGCTGTAGTAATGATTGTAGTTATAATCGCTGATATAATAGGGGGACTCATATATGAAACTCTCTCTTAAATTTTTCTGATCTTCTGTAAATCTTAAAGTTCTCGTCTGCTCTAATCCACTTAACAGATTCATTAACTTCAATTTTATCTCTAAAATAATCTTTAACCCATTTCATAATTTCTTTTGCGTGGCTTTTAGCAAGTATTTGCATAACCCAAATATTATCTCCACAGTTCCATTCATTATCTTTTAGTCTTAATGATAGTTTAAATCTTTCCTCTACTGTATCGCTTAGGAAAGCCCAGTTAGTAAATCCAATATCTTGATTGCCTAATCTATGAATTTGGTATTGATCTAAGTTTAAAGATGGTGTTATCATTTTAACTAATTCTGCGTAAGTAAATTTATCATATTGTTTAAACTGTCTGTATAAATGAATAACTCTATATAAGTCAGTCATTAAGCTGAACCCCATTTAATTTTTTGTGCAGTCTTACTTGCAAACTCCATTCCTTTGTCATTTGGGAAATAAAGTTTTTGAGAGTTCTCAGCAGTTCTTCTACCAGATACTTTTTCAAAATCTGCCCAATGTGATGCTATAACAATATTAACTGAAGATGTAGTTGCATTTTCTTCAAGAGCAAAATTAGCTATTCTTCCATCAAATAAAAGAAATGGGTCTGCTATTAATTCCTGAGAATCATTTAAGAAACCTCTATAAACTTTTGCCTGTTTGTTCATGTAATTATTGTTTAATAAAAGACTTATAATAGTTGTATCTGCACCTGAGAATTTAAGTGTAAGATTATTAACTGCAACATCAGCAGTTTCTTGTACTTCTGAACTACCTAAAAATAATGATGAAGCTGTATAAGTATTTCCATCATAAGTAATATCTTTGTAATGATCTGTGTAATATGTTCCTGTGCTTATACCTAAATAAACTAATTCAACTGGATTAAGTTTATTAGTTGCAAGTTCTGTTATTAACGAAGCACTTAATGATCTAGTCATTACAATACCTCTATAAGATCAACTTCGTATTGAAAATAGTTTTCTGTGCCAATAGTAAATTCTTGAATATCTCCAGTTAAACCAACTGTAAAATCTACATTAGAATAAATTAGAACTGTATTGTCAGATACGTTTGCTCTTAATGGTGGTTCAAAAGTTAATGTTCCTGCACCAGAACCATTTGAATTAACATCAGCTACAACCATGTAAACTTTATTCTGTCCAGTAAATCTAAAATAATCTCCAGCTTTAAATATTCCTGATGTACTATTTGCCATACCATCTATTGAGCAAGATGTAGCACCAGCACTTACAGAACCATTTACAGATATAACTCCTGAAGCAACTCCTAAAGAATCATCTATTGTTGGTGGAACATATTGGAAAGATTCCATTTGAGATCTTTGTTTCATTATGAAAGCATTAATAGGTGCAAATTCTGCTCTAGTCATAACAGGAAATCTAATTCTTAATCTAAATTTTTGTCCATCTATTTGTCTAGCTTGTCGTCTGCCAGAAGCAGTAGTCGTAACAATAGTATTTTGATTAGATGATATTGCTACATCTCTTGGTGCTGGACTTGATGGGAATGTGCCACTCATACTATATTAGATTTTCCTTTCGCATTAGCACCTTGATTAACTAAGTTAATTATAGTTGCTCTATTATCAATTAATAATTCTTTAATACCTCTAACATCATTTGCTTGAATATTAAATGTTATATTCATTCCACTTCCTAAATCATGGTTTGGTACAATAGTTCCATTTGATGAAGGTATGAATAATTCTCTACCACGTTCTCCTACTGTGATTGGCATACCACCTCTAACAGAACCACCTTCTGCCATTCCTACATAAGTATCTGGTATTCCACCAATGTCAGGATTAAATCCACCACCACTACCACCAAATAAACTAGTTCCAAAACTTAATAAAGAACCAAATAATCCACCATCATCACCACCACCAATAGCTTGTCTTTGAGATAGTAAAGCATTTTGTTTTATAATTTCTGCTGTTTGTAATTTAAGACCAGCTAATTTTAATCCTTCTCTAATTAATATTTCAATTTGAGTTGCTAATATATTTACTAGAGCATTTTGTACTGCAGATTTTAAAGCTTCTCCTAAAGACTTTCCTAAAACAATAGATTGTGCAATACCTTTTGAAAAATCTTTTATACCTTGATTAAGAGTTTGTACTACTACATCAGATGTTTTTTTAAGCTGATCTAAAGCTTCAGTATTAATTCTTCCAAACTTTTCTATAATTTCATCTAATAGACTTGATTCTTTTTGCAAACCACTATTAGCATTATTAATTAGTTCATTCTTTTGCTGGTTTTTTTCATTAATAGATTGTGTTTTTAAATCTATTTCATTTAAGAATTCTTTAATAACTCCATAAGCACCAGATTGTTTATTTAACTCACCTGTGTTTTTTTCTAAGAAGAATTTTTGATCGCTAAATTGTTCTACAAATTTTCTTTGTTGATCTAATAATGAACCAAGTGCTAATGCTATTAACTTTCCACCAGTTCCTAATAATAAAAATCCTATAACACCTAATTCTCTAACACCACTTGGAAGTGCATCTAAAGCTTTTAACAATCCTTCAATACCACTTGCTACAAACTTAAATATAGGTGCAACAGCATCAATAACTAAACCAGTACCTAATAATAAACCTTTTATTGCTTTCGTTAATTGCTCTCCAAATGCTATAGCAAACTTTTGTAGTGTTGCACTGTTTTTGTCTAGGTTATCGTTTATTACTGATAATCCTGAACTTATAAAATTAAAGAAACCACCTTTGTTAATATCATTTTGAAATTTAACAAATGAGTTAGTGATCTTAGTTAATGTTCCTTGAAATGTATTTGATAAAACATTAGAAGCTTGTGCAAATCTACCACCAGTTCCAAATACTCTAACAAAAGCTTCTTGTGTTGCAAATGCACTTACTTCAGCACCATTTTGAAATCCTAATAAACTAGCAATACCTTTGTCTTGGAAAAGTCTTGCTGAGTTAATTCCTTTTGTAAAAGCTTTTGATATTTGTTCAGCAGATGTTTGAAAATCTAATCCAGTTATTGCAGATACATTACCAACTATTTGTAAATTTCTTGCTAGTTCTTCTGAGTCTTTAGATACTACTGCTAAATTACCAGCAGAAGAAATTATATCTTGAAATGCAAATGGTGATTTACTTGCAAATGAATTTAATGTTTTAAATGCCTGAGAACCTTTTTCTACAGAACCAAATAAGAATGATAGTTTATTTTCTGTTAATTCTGCTTCGCTTCCTACTTTAGCCAAACCTCTTAAAGCAACTCCACCACCTAAACCAATTAAAGCATTTCTTAAATTAAAGATTGAGTTTTTAATTTCTACGAAAGCTTTTGTAGCATTATCTATAACATTAAGTTTTATGTTTAGTTGCTGATCTGCCATTATAAAGTTTCTCTTTTTCTGCCTTCACTTTAAAGTAAGCTATCCAATAATAAAACTCGTCTTGTGTCATAAGACAAATTTCTTCTATACTTTTGTTTAATTCCTGACCAAGAGCAAGTATAGAATATAACTCTGTATCAGTTCTTACTTTTTTTCAGCTTCCTCGTAAGAAACACCATTCAACATTTCTGTTGCTACTCTAGCTATAACATTTGCATCAGCATTATTCAATAATGTTAGCTTGTCATCTAGCTTAAATAATTTGTTTCCTTCTGAGTCTTTTGCTTTTAAAACGATTGCATCTACTAATACTGCTAGATCATCATTCTTGGCACCTTTAAATAGGTTTCTTTTTTCTCCTAATGTAAATGGTGAGCAGTATATTATTAAAGGTTTGCCTTCCTCGCCCCACTCAGCTACCTCAATCTTTTTAATGCCTAAAGATTCAAATTGTGCCTTCACTCTATCTATTACGTTCATATCTTCCTTTTCTAATTAATAATTAATTACGCAGTTCCAAGTGTTAATACACCTGTTCCAGTAAATGTTACTTCAGCTTCTACCATTCCATCAAAAGATGCAGATATATTGCTACCTGTAATGATTGCTTGACCATAGTAATATTTATCACCAGATGAAGCACCTTCAGGGTAAACTTTTAATGCTATTTCAGTTCCTAAAACTAAAAGTAATTGACCAGCATCAGCTTCATCAAAAAATAATGACGCAGAACCAGACCAACCTTTTAAAGCACTTTTGTAACTTCTTGAAGTATCTCCCATTGAAGTATCTTCAATAGTGTCAGCAGTTTGTTCTAAAGTATAACTTCTAAGTTCGCCTACTACTGTAGTGCTAACTTTAATCGTTCCTTCTGAACCAGTATGAGTTGCCATGTTGTTTTCCTTGTTTAGTTAATGTTAAGGTGTGCCAGAAGTGTATTGGTACATTACTCGCACTACCATTCTGATACCACCTATTGGAAACAAAACACCTTCATCAGTAGAAACTTCTACTACTTGAGTTTGTTTTGCATATCCACCTCGTGTTCTATCAGAATTTAGTCTAGTTTCAATCGTAGTTATTAACTCATTACGTTTTGTATCAATATTTGTTGGAGTTCCTTTTACATATCCTACAATTACATAATCAGCAGTTGCTTGTCTTGTAATAGTGCTTGAAGTCATTGTTTCATCTGATCTTACTTCGTTTCCTGATTGTACGAAACAAGCTGGATATTGTTGTTCAGATAATTCATCAACATTAAAAGGTTCTCTAGTAACCTTCTTTAAAGTTATTGGAGATGTGCCAGTTGAAATTGCTGTTACTATATTAGATGCTATATCTTCTCGTTTACTCATATCTTACTAAGTTTTTTATATGTTTGCATAAATACATTCATTACTGGTTGAATCTCTCTTGCACCAATAGCAAAGAATTTACGTTTCTTTTGATTACCTAAAGCTTTAACATTTTGGAATTTATTTGCAAAATAAATAATAGCTTGTGTTGGTTGTGATCTTTGAGTTATGTTTGATAACATTTGACCAGAAAAATTAAGATCAGGATATTGTGTTTGTCTCCCAGCTTGTTGTCTAAATGTTTTATAAGCTTCTGTGTATGGTGGGAATGAATTACCATCTGCATTGATACCTCTTGCAGTTCTTTGTTTGATTAGACCCATTAAGAACTCAGCAGTTCTGCCTAATGCAGTCTTAACTATTAGAGGTTGTTCTCTTACTTGTTTTTCAAAGTTTCTAGCAACTTGTAATGAATTATCCTCAACAGTAATCTTCATCTAATTAGTTTAAGTCTATGATAAGGTGCTTTTTCTGCGTCTTGAATTGTATTAGAATCATCAGCATCATATTCAACACCATCTCTTAAAATAGACTCCATTTCATCAGCATACATTTGTTGATAGTGTTTCATCATAACTTGGAATCTATCTGGGTTATCATTTGAATTAAATTTAGTAAGTTGTGGACAAGCATAAAAACCTATTACTCTAAATACAGATGCTCTTTTAAACTGTGCATCAGTTAATAAAGTTGCGTCCATTTCAGTTGTGTTTAGTATTGCTATATCTCTATAAGTTTCCTTTGAGTAAACTGGAAACCATCTTATTCTTAAATCTCTTTCAATGTCTGCTCTTGCTTGTGCGTGGTAATCATTTGGAGAAGTAAAGTTTGCTATTCCAAAAGTTAAAATATCTGGTTGGTAAAATGTTAAATCTGAATCTGTAGAAAAATTAGCCATAGTTAATTCCGTTTAGTTGGTGGGGCTTTTACACCCCACCGATTTATTAATTAAAGAGCTGTATCAACTTTAACTGTTACTCCGTAAGTGTCTTTAAGAACACCAGAACCAACAGTGATAGAAGCTACGATCTCAGTTGCTCTTAGAGACGCATCTCTTTGAGTTTCAACTTTGAAATCTTCTTTTAATGCCAATCCGATAGATTGTGGGTGAAATACTCCACCGAATGAATCGTCATAAGCATCAATAGAAATATTTGCGTTTTCAAAAATATCAATACCAGCAATTCTACCGATATATCCATTTCTTAAAGCTTCATTTCCAATTTCAGAAATAGCCGCACCAACACCATTTGTGTAAGCTGGGTTAGTTAAAGTTTTCTTTAAATTGAAAGTTGCTTTAGGGTGAAACACTGCGTAGTAAGGTGCAGGTACATTTGCACTTCTTAAAATCGCTTGTGCTTTGAAAAGCAAGTCAGCAGTTAGTTCAGTTCCAGCACCACCTTGATCGTTTGCAGATGCAAAGTCGTCTAGTAAACCAGCTAAAT